ACTGCACATCGATCACCTGAACTGCAATGGCTTGTTCCTTGGTGAGCTTGCTCGAAAGGCTGACAATGCAAAGCCGTAAGGGATCACTGATCGAAGCAGGCATCAACGTGTTGATCGGCTACTGGATCAACTTCATTGCCAACCTGACCATCCTCCCGATGTTCGGATTCAACATCACCCTATCGCAGAACCTGCTGATAGGCCTGATCTTCACTGTCATCAGTGTGGCACGCAGCTACATTGTTCGTCGTTACTTCAACGCACTTATCCACAAGGCAGCATATGGCAAATGAGATTAAGGACAAGGCATACTTCATTACGCTAGCTGTGTTCACCCGTGCCCCGACTGACACGATTGAGCACCATGAGGATCGGCTGTACCGCACGGTCGATGCTGTGGTCTTCTTGACTGAGGACCAGAAGGCAGAGTTCTATGCTCGCCTTGCTGAAAGCCTGACCAAAGACATGCCCTTCGCTGACGCATGGAACACCGTAACCGCAGAACTGGAGCGAACCCTTGGCTGATTACATCGTACACAAAGCTATCGAGCTTGAGGCGCTGAGCGCAAAGGCCCGCCTCGCTATGGACAACATCCATGCATGGATCATCAGCCCGAAGTATGACGGTTGCCATGCAGTGTTCTTGTTCAAGGACGGCCAGCACTATGCCACCTTCAGCCGCAGCGGCGAGAAGGTCATGAGCATGGACCACGTTGGTCAGGACTTGCTGCGTGTCTACCCCAACCTGCTGAGCCATGGCCAAGTTGCCATCACCGGCGAGGCTTGGATGGTGGGCAAAGACTTCAACGTCATCAGCGGCACGTTCCGCCGCCAGTACCCGCAGCCTGATCTGATGTTCGTGCCATTCGACTATGTGTCGTGGGAGTTTCGTGATGACACTTTTAGTGGTCCTAATGTCGATCTTGCTAGCAGCGTGCCTTATCGCCATCGACTTGCGGCACTCAAGAACCGAGACAACCGTGGCTGGTCCGTCCTCAACGTCCAAGCGTATGAGGTCATTGGCCCGCTCTCCGGTGTACTCGGAGAAGCCGAGGCTCAGGCCCGCTTCTACAAGGCCAGCACCACTGGCGCCTACGATGGGACAATACTGGCGCAAGCCGATGGTCACTACGTTGCGGGCTCCGGCAAGGGCGGTGAGTTCATCAAGTGCAAGCCGCTCATCAGCTTCACGGTTACGGTGACTGGCGCAGTGCTGGACCGTGGCGCTAAGACTGGCAAGAACACAGCGGCCCTCAAGTTCATGCTTGACGGTATCGAGCAGAAGGTCAGCACTGGCCTGACGCAAGAGCAAGTGGACGCCATCGCGGAAGAGTTCATGACCCGGCCCTATGGCGGCACCAAGGGTGAATGGCTCGGCGCTCGTATCGAGGTCGAGGCAATGGGTAAGACAGTCAACGGCTTCCTTCGGGAGCCTCGTTTCAAAGGCATTAGGATCGACGCATGACACTACTAACCCAGCAAGAAGTCGAAGAACGGATGTACCACGGTGGCATCATCCGAGCAGAGAACGGCATGGCCCGCGCCGAAGAGCAGGGCAGAGCACATCAGAACCCTTACGCTAAGGAACTGTTCCGTGAGTATGTGCTCCCGCTTGCTGGGGCGATGGCTGCTGATGTGAAGTCCAAGAAGGCTGGCCGTAGGCAGGCGCACGTTGTGCTGCTCGACAGCTTGGACCTTGAGGCCGTGGCCTTCCTGTCCGTTCGCTATGTGATGAGCGTGCTGCTCAGCGCTAAGCCCGAGGCACATCGCCAGTTAGCCTACGGCATTGGCCGCACTGTCCACCGTGAGCTTGTGCTGGCACAGATTCAGGACAAAGCGCCTGAGCTTTACCAGACGCTGGCGCTGGACTTTGGCCGCAAGATGAGCAAGAACGAACGCCACCGCATGACTGTGTTCATGATGCAGGCCAAGCAGGCAGGCATCGACATAGTTGAGTGGTCGGTGGGTAGCCGCGAGCAGGTTGGCCTTTACATCCTCGGCCTGCTGGAAGATGCTGGCATGGTAGAGCTTGGTGCTGAGGTCCGCACTGGCTACAAGCGCGATGCCCGTGAGGTCTTCCTGCACCCTGAGATTGTGGAGCGCATCGACAAGGTGAAAGCCTACGTTGCTGTGACCATGCCCACGTATGGCCCCTGCGTTGAGCCGCCCCTTGATTGGGGCTTCGGCGTTACTGGTGGCTTCCACTACCCCGGCCTGCGCCGCGCTAACTCCACGCTGGTTCATGCCCGTGCTACCGCCCGTGCCCTTGGCCGCAACACAGACATGCCCGTGGTGTTCGCCGCAGTCAACGCATTGCAGCGCACCGCATGGCAGGTTAACCGCCGCGTGCTGGAGACTGTCTATGCCGTGGCTGCTGAGTTCAGCACCAAGGAAATCGTAAGCCTGTCTGACTGCCCTGCACCTGACAAGCCAACGTGGCTGCGCGAGGATTGGACTAAGGCCCCGAAGACCGAGTGGCCCGAGGCTAAGCAAGCTGAGTTCAAGCAGTGGAAGCGAGACACCGCAGAATGGCACACCCAGCGCAAGTTGCTGGGCTCCCGCTATGCTAGGTTCTATGCTGCCACCCGCGCCGCTGATATGTTCAAGGACCAGCCTGCGATTTACTTCGTGTACTTTGCAGACAGCCGTGGTCGCCTCTACCCTCTGACCTATGGACTCAATCCTCAAGGCTCTGACCTCTCCAAAGCGCTGCTTCGATTCTCCGAAGGTTTGCCTCTTACTAACCCCGATGCTGTCAAGTGGTTCCATGTTCAGGGAGCCAACAAGTGGGGCTTCGATAAGGCCACTCTTCAGGAGCGTGTCGATTGGGTTAACCAGCGGCAAGACCTCATCATGTCCTTTGCCGAAGACCCGGTGAACAACACGGGCTGGACTGAGGCGGGCGACCCGTTGCAGTTCCTAGCATGGTGCTTCGAGTACGAGGACTACGTGACCAACCCGCAAGGCTTCGTGTCACACCTGCCCATTAGCATGGACGGATCGTGCAACGGCTTGCAGAACCTGAGCGCTATGTTCAGGGACGAGATTGGCGGCGCTGCTACCAACCTCACGAACAACGTGGTGATGCGGGACATTTACTCTGACGTTGCCAAGGCAGCAGACGAGCGACTGCGTAAGCACAAGCCCGCTGATGAGGCTGAACAACGGCTCATCACAATGTGGCTGGCCCACGGCATTAGCCGCAAGGCTGTAAAGCGCAGCGTGATGACCACACCCTACGGCGTGACCGAGCGCACTGCGACTGAGTACATCATCGACGACTATCTGCGTGAAGGCCTCGGCCCTACGTTTGACAAGACCGAGTACCGCCGTGCTGCTAAACTGTTGATGTCTGTCGTGTGGCCTGCCATTGGCGATGTCGTGGTCAAGGGCCGTGAGGCTATGGACTGGCTGCGTAAGTGCGCTAGGGTCATCATGAAGAACCTGCCCGAAGGTGAGGACACGATTAGCTGGCGCACACCATCAGGCTTCCCGGCCTGTCAGGATTACTTTGAGGCTGAGGTCCACCGCATAAACACATGGTTGCATGGCCCGCTCAAGATTAGGGTGCTGACTGAGACTGACGAACCTGACGTTACCCGGCACGCTAGCGGCATGGCACCGAACTTCGTTCACAGCCTAGACGCAGCCCACTTGCACCTGACCACGGCAGACGCTGCCAGTCAGGGGATCACGGCGCTGGCTATGATCCATGACGACTACGGCACCCACGCCGCAAATGCTCAAGCCCTGTTTGAGTCCATCCGTAAGCAGTTCGTGGCGATGTACCTTGCCTGCGACCCACCTGCGGACCTTGCCGCCAAGTACCCATGCATCCCACCGCCGCCTGCTAAGGGCACGCTGGACATCATGGAAGTGCTTGAGTCGGACTTCTTCTTCAGTTGATTCAGTACCTATACTACTCATGGCACAACCCACCAACGCAACATTCGACCCGAACCGCAAAGCCTATGTGGAAACCCAAACGATTACGCGGCTTAGCCCCGAGGTCTACAATGACCTTGAGCGCAAGCACGCTACCTTCCGCCCCAACAGCACCAGCACCGAGCTTGAAGCAGGCTACGCCCTTGGCGTGCAAGCCGTCTTGAAAGACCTACGTGCTGGCTTCGTCGTGGGCCGCTAATGTTCACGCCAGCCCATGAGCACCCGCTAGCCGGGTACTTGCTGGCGAACAGCAGGCAACTGTACTGGACTATGCTTGGCCGCTCTGAGCGCGATGGCAAGTCCTTTGCCGACCTCATCGATCACAACGCAGCGCTATCCACAGTGGAGTCGCTGCTGCGGGGTGAGCCTAGTGAGGGCGTACAAGCTGTGATCCTGAACGACAGCCACCTGTTAGTCTACTCTGTGGGCGCACCGTGGTTTGCTGGGCAGGACGTATGGCTTATCGAACAGTTCTACATGCGTGTAGGCCGTGGCAGTTCCGACGCAGCGCTTGACGCTGTGGATGAGCTAGGCCGCAGCTTAGGTTGTAGTACGGTAGTCTTCGGCACTTCACTCGCACCAAGCGATAAGGCCTTGGGCCGCTTGCTCGAACGCCGTGGATACCTACCCCAATCTTCTCAACTAATCAAGGAACTGTAATGGCCGCACTCTCATCCATTGCTCTCGCTGTCGGCGCTGCGTCTGCCGCCAAGTCTGCTGTCGATCAGCGCAAAGCTGGTAAGGCACAGGAAGCCGCAGCCAAGACTGCCGCTGAGCAGAACCGTAAGTCTGCCGAAGCCGCATCCAAGGCTGAGCGTGAGAGTGCTGCCCAAGCTGCCCGCCAGCAAGAGCTTGCCTCACAACGTGAAGCTGCTCAACGCGCTGCCGCTGAGCAAGCTGCTGACGACAAACCCGAGACTGCTGAGGTTGCCCTCGACGCACCCGGCGAAGACACCGGTACTGCTGCCAACGTGCGTAAGCGTCGTCAGAGCTTCGGCCTTGGCTCGGCAGGCACCGGCGTTAACATTTAAGGATCGCCATGTACCGCAGTGCTCAACACATCTGGTCGGCTTGCGACGGCATTCGACGCAGTATGCTTACCCGGATCGAGCGCTACGCTGCGCTCACGATCCCCAAGGTCTGCTTGCCGGATGGTTACGACCACAACGCAACTGACGAAACCCACGACTACCAGAGCATCGGTGCTCAAGCCGTGAACCACCTTAGCAACAAGCTCATGCTGAGCATGTTCGCCCCATCGCGCCCCTTCTCCAAGCTGGTGCCCGGTAAGCGTGCTAAGGCCCAAGCCGCCGCCATGAAGATGACGGACATCCAGCTACAGCAGGTGCTTGCCAATGGTGAGCGTGAAGCTATTGCCGCACTAGACAACAAGGGCCAACGCCCACGTTTGTTCCAAGTGATGCGGCACCTGATCGTAGCTGGCAACGTCCTGCTCTGCCTTGAGAAAGATCAGCTTCGCGCTATCGGCCTCAAGAACTATGTGGTCAAGCGCAACATCCGTGGCGAAGTGATGACTATTGTTATCCGAGAGAAGCTGAAGTTCGACGAACTAGACGCTGACATCGTGGCCCTGTACTCCCGGAACTATACCGCTGAGTCTGAGGTTGACTTCTACAAGTGGATCAAGCGTGAGCCTAACGGCAGCTACACGATGACGCAGTGGATTAACGGCGACCAGCTTCCCAAGAAGTACAATGGACGCTGGCCCGCTGACCGTCTGCCCTACCTTGCCCTTACGTGGGACTTGGCCGATGAGGCTGACTACGGTACTGGCTTGGTTGAAGAATACTCCGGTGACTTTGAGGCGCTTAGCGCTCTGTCTGAGTCTGTCGTGGATGGCGCTGTGCTCGGCACTGAGTACCGCTGGATGGTGAACCCTAACGGGATCACGCAGGTTGAAGACCTGAACAACAGCGAGAACGGTGACGCACTGCCCGGCCTACCATCTGACGTTGCACCCTCACAAGGCGGTAACCCTCAAGCCATCACCGTGGCATCTGAAGTTCTTGACCGCTACGAGCGGCGTGTTAGTCGTGGCTTCCTTATGGGCTCTGCCGTCATCCGTGATGCCGAACGAGTTACGCAAGAAGAAGTGCGCCTGACCGCTAACGAACTGGAAACCGCTTACGGCGGCGTGTACTCCACGCTGGCTGCTAGCCTCCAGAAGCCTGTGGCAATCTGGCTCTTCGATACCATCGAGCTTGACATCAAAGGTGCAGACCTTGACATCACCATCGTGACCGGGCTTGACGCTCTGTCCCGTAACGGCGATCTTGAAAACTTCCGCCTTGCTATGGGCGATATGGCTAGCATTGCCCAAGTGCCCGACAACCTCGCGCCCCGCGTTAAGTGGGAAGAGGTCGGAGCATTCATTGGACAAGGCCGTAACATCGACCTGAGCAAGTTCCTTATGACTGACGCTGAGTTCGCTGCCAAGCAGCAAGCTGAACAGGTTAGCCGTGTGGAAGAAACTGTAGTAACTGAGGCTGGCACCGCTGCCGCCAAACAAGGACCAACACAATGACGACTGAAGCTAACACTCCCGTGAGCGACCCGAATCCAGACAATCTGGATGATGTGAATTTCACGCTGGACGACGAGCCCAAGCCAGAAGCCAAGCCCGAGGCTACGCCAGAAGAACTGGCTGCTGAGGGTGAGGTCTACGAATACACCAGCACTGGTGACGTAGGCCTTGACATGGCGCTTGCCTTCGTCGGCAAAGCAGGTATTAGCGAGAAGCACCCCGGCATGATCGCCGCACAGAACGGTGACTTCAGCATCCTCAAGGCCACGCTGGCTGCTAAGGGTGTCGCTGGCTGGGAGCAATTCGTTGCCCTAGGCGAACAGGCTGTGGCCAAGCGCACTGCTGCACAGACTGAGGCCAAGAACGCTGTCAAGAAGATGGTGGTCGAGGCTGCTGGCGGTGAGCAGGAATGGGCCGATGTCCAGAAGTGGGCAAGCGCCAACGCTACTCCCGAAGAGAAGGCCGAGATTAACGCTCTGCTCAACAAGGGTGGCGTGTCTGCCCGTGGCGCTGTCACCTACCTGCTCAACGCTTACGCCAAGGCCGGTAACGTGATCGTCAACCCTGCCGACCCCACTGCCAACGCTGGCCGAGGCGGTAAGGGTGAGGGCGCTAACGCTCCGCTCAGCCCCCGTGAGTACGGCATCGAAGTTGCCAAGCTGAATGGCAAGCTGGGTGGCCGACTCGAAGGCTCCCCGGAATACGCCAAGCTCCAAGCCCGACGCCAAGCCTTCCGAGGCTGATGGCAATAGGTGCTGTTCATTCAGTACCTATACTACACAAAGCCCGCCCGTACCTTGTCGTCAATTCTGACGGTTAGGCGGGCATTTCAACCGTCAACCTTTAGGAGCGCCACATGGCACTTGACGACAGCTATAACATTGTTCGCCCCGGTCAGTCCAACAGCGCAGGCTCTATCTCGGCCCTGCATCTGGAAGAGTTTACCGGCGTCGTGGAATCCACGATCATGCGGAAGTCTGCCCTCAAAGGCATGATCCCCATTCGCCCCGTTAAGGGCACCTCGACCATCACCAACTTCGCGGTGGGTGAATCGACTCTCCAGAAGGCCACTCCCGGTGCGCCTATCGACGGTACGACCACGGACTTCGCCAAGCGAATCCTTACGGTTGACACCGTGATTCTGGCGCGTGCCGTTCTGCCTTTGCTGGAAACCTTCCAGACCTCCTACGATGCCCGCAAGGAAATCGGTATGGAGCATGGCAAGAAGATCGCCAAGTTCACGGACCAGTCGTTCTTCATTCAGGCTATCAAAGCCTCGTTGCTGGCTGACTCCACCTACCGTGGTGCTGGCGCTGCTGGTAAGCCTGCTGGTCACTTCGGTGGCTCGACGCAAGTGCTCGCCGCTGCTGGTGATTCGCTCGACCCAGCCAAGCTGTACGCAGCCGTGGCTAACCTCTTCGTGAAGATGGAAGAGAAGGACGTCGATCCACGTACCGACGATGTGATGTTGGCTCTGCGCCCCGCTGAGTTCTACACCCTGCTCCAGAACGAGCAGTTGATCGATGGCACCTACCTCAGTTCTGAAGGTAACAGCGTGCAGGGCAAGCTGCTCAAGGCCTACGGCGTGCCCGTGGTTTCGAGCGTGAACTACCCCGCTGGCTCGGTGATTGCTTCCCACCTGTTGGGTGCAGCCTTCGATGGCGACTACTCCAAAGTGGTGGCTACTGCCTTCTCGCCGCGTGCTCTGCTCGCCGGTGAAACCATCCCTCTCGTCACCGACGTGTTCTGGGATAAGGTTACCAAGCAGTGGTTTGTGGACGCCCACATGGCCTACAACGTGACGCCTAACCGCGCCGAGTTTGCTGGCTCGATCCTGAAGCCCTAATCAGGCCTAAGACCCTTGGCCCTTGCGTAAGCAGGGGCCTTGTGTGTTAGTCTTCTCCTATTCCCCTTCCCTAACCGGAAGGGGTTTTTTTCCATTTTGGAGGCCGCATGGCTACAACCCTCGAAGTCGTGAATGATTGCCTTGCCACTATGGGCGAGACACCCCTGAACACCCTGACCGAACCTCATGAGTTCAAGGCCAGTGCCCAACGTGCGTTGAGCCGAGCCAACAAAAGCATCCAAGCTGTAGGCTGGTGGTGCAACCTTGAGGCAGCTACCTATGTGCCAGGCCCTAACGGCCAGATTCAGCTACCCGGCGATGCCCTCAAGTGGCAAAGCGGTACGCGCTCAAGCGACAAGCTAGTGCGTAGCATGGCCAAGCCTTGGATCATCCAACGTGGCAACCGTCTGTATGACACCCGTGAAGGTAGCTACCAGATCACCGAGGAAGTAACCGGCGAGCTTGTGCGGTTGGTGCCTTTCGAGGAACTGCCCCTTGTGCTCAACGAGTTCATCGCTGCTCAGGCAGTGCTGCGCTTCCAATCCAACTTTGATGCCGATAACAGCAAGCGTGCTGAGCTTACCGAGAACTGGAAGGTTGCTCGTATTGACGCCCGTGCTGAGCAGATTCGCCAAGCGGCAGTCAACTTCCGCCACAGCAACTCTACGCTGTCCCGTATCAAGTCAGTCACCAACGCCGCCCGCCGTTACATCGGTCGATAAGGAT